TCACAGAGAATTACGTTAGCTCAATCACAACTACAATTAGCGCAAAGTAATCCTAAAGCACACAACTTGTACGAAGCGTACAGACGTATGTACATGTCACTGGGTGTAACAGATATTGCTGCAATTTTACCGCCTCCTCCTCAACCAGCACCAACTGATCCAGGGACCGAGAACGCACAATCGTTAAAGTCGCAACAACTAAAAGCTTTCCCTCAACAAAATCATGAAGCACATATCAATGCACACCGTGCTTTCATGTCGTCATTTTTAGTAAAGAACAATCCTATTGTTATGTCAATTCTACAATCACATATTTCTGATCACGTAGCTTTACAAGCAAGAGAAGTTGTATCAGCAGAGTTTGCAGAACCAATGCAGCAATTACAACAAGCAATACAAATGGTTCAGTCAGATGAAGAACAGCAAATGATACAACAACAAATACAACAGATGCAATTACAAATAGAGTCAGCTATTGCAGAGAAGATTAACGAAATGACCACGCAGATGATTACAGAAGAACAAGAGATGTTTGATCAAGAAGATGGTGATCCATTAATCAGACTTAAAGAACAAGAGTTACAATTAAAAGCTATGGACCTACAACGAAAAGACGAAGAAACAGATCTACGTCTAGCTGTAGAACGTGAGCGAATTGCATCTCAAGGTAAAATAGCTCAAGATAGAATGGATTCTCAAGAAGATATTGCACAATTACGTGCAAATGTTAATCTATCTAAAGCAAAGAAGGTTAAGGATGGTTGATCAAAAAACAAACGCAGAAACAAGGCTCGCTGAGTTCTTTTCAATGCTTATGGATTTTCAAAATACTTCTTCCAAATCTGCTGAGGATAGTATACTTTTAGCAGGTGCTATGATAGGCGTAGCTCAAATGATAATGTATGAACATTTAGTTCCTGTGGAAGCAGATAACTTAATGAACCACAATACAGTTGATTTTGTAACTTTAATTAAACCAACGATACACTGATATGGCAACAAATAAACAAATATTCGATAAAGCAAAAGAAATGGCAGGCAACAAGCGATTAACAGTTGATGACCTTAAAAAAGCAAAGATTGCGTTAATGAACAAAGGTAATCCTAAAGAAGCAGGAAAATCTACTACAAAACAAGAACCTATTTCTGATTCTTTACTTAACATGTTAACACCTGAACTAGGTGAAAGACCTAATGAGGTAAAAGAAGGTAAACCTAGAAAACGATTTAAAGTTTTTCCTTCGATAGGAGCTGCTGGAGTAGGAAAACCAAAACTTCAAAAAGAAGTTGCTATACCTGATGAACCAGTACAAAAAGGTAAAAAACCAAATATGGGTCAAGTTGCTGGAGGTTTTAAAACTCTTAATGTTGCAAAAGGCGGCATGGTTAGAAAAAAAAGTGCTAAGAAATCTAAAAAAGCAGGAAGAGCCGCTAAACGTGGTTACGGAATGGCTAAACGAGGTAAGTAATGGGTAAGTTTAAAGACCAAGATTTAAATATAAAACAAATTAGTGAGTCTGCAAAAAATTTTGTAGATTTAAAAAATAAACTTTCTAAAAATGTATCTGTTATTCCTACAACTAAAGAAAAAGTAATAGGTCTTTTTCCTTTTATAGGGAACTCTATTACTAAAAAAGCTAAAGGTGGCTCTGTAAAGAAAAAAAAGAAGTTTCCTGACCTAAGTGGTGACGGAAAAGTTACTAAAAAAGATATTTTAATGGCTAGAGGGGTCATTAAGAAGAAAAAAACCAAAAAAAAGGCAAAAAAGAGAGGATAATATGGCACTTAACAACCCAAAACCTAAATTTATCAATGGTTCTTTGTATCCAAATGCAAAAATGACTGTTTCTACTGACATGAATCCTTACAAAGGACCTCATGTTAACCAAACATCTATTGCAGACGTATATAGTGCGTCAATGGAAGGTCCAAAAGTTACACAAAACTTAGGATCTGGACCAAAAGGTCAAAGAAGTAAGGTTCAAATTAAAAAAGTAGCTTTCAAAGGCTTAAAATAGTATAATCCCGTTTTAACAAAGGAGGTTTTATGAACCTATTAAAAGATCTATGGGCACACATTAAAGAGTGGTCCGACTGGAAAATGAAGGACTGGATTAAAGCGGCTATCGTTGCAATAATCGTAATCATTATTATCGGAGCTATTTAAATGGCATTTGGATTGCTATCAGGTTTACTAGGCGGTAAAGATGGCGCTTTAAAACAAGTAGCTTCCGTAATCGATTCAATTCATACCTCAGAAGAAGAGAAATTAGACAAAAAAATTATCATGCAACGCATTCAACAAAAGCTTGCAGAAAAACAATTAGATGTTAATGCAAAGGAAGCCAGCCATCGCAGCGTATTCGTTGCTGGCTGGCGACCAGCGATTGGCTGGTGCGGAGCTTTGGCTCTGTTCTTCGCCTTCATCCTATCTCCCTGTATTGATTGGTATGCAAAATTTTCAGGTATGGATATTGTTCCACCTGCTATAGAAACTGGACCCCTCCTAGCCATTGTGACTTCAATGCTCGGCGTATCGGGTCTCCGCACTTTTGAAAAGGCAAAAGGATTGACTAAGTGAAAAAAGGTAAAGTAAAATCTGTTAAAAAAGTAATTAAAGGTTTAAAAAAAGCATCTAATACACATGCCAAACAAGCAAGAACATTACAAAAAATAATAAAAAAAAGATAGGAGACTAAAATGGCTGCAAAAAAAGGATTATACGCTAATATTCATGCGAAAAAAGCAAGAATAAAAGCAGGAAGTGGTGAAAAAATGCGTAAAAAAGGAGCTAAAGGTGCTCCTACAGCTAAAGCTTTTAAACAAAGTGCTAAAACTGCTAAGAAAAAGCCTAAGAAAAAAACAAAAAAAGGTTAATGCCTTTTAAATCTGAAAAGCAAAGAAAATATTTATTTGCAAATGAACCAGAAATCGCTAAAAAGTGGGCAAAGAACTACAAGCATGGCGGTTTTGTCGTTGTAAAACCTAGAGGCTTTGGAAGAATGTTAAAGAACAAAAGACCAAAAACAAAAATATATACATGACATACGACGAATTATCTGGTTCAGTAAAATTATCCGAAGGTTTTAGAGATCACGTATACATAGACACTGAAGGATTTCGCACGATAGGCTGGGGTCATAAAGTCGTACACGAAGATAAATTTGTAGACGGTAAAACTTATTCTGAAGAAGAACTACAAGAAGTATTCGATAAAGATTTAAATAAAGCAATTGGTTTAGCAAGACAGCTTATGGAAGAAAATGACGTAAGGGATTTGCCAACAACTGCACAACACACCATTACCGAAATGGTGTTTCAACTTGGAAAGTCAGGGGTTTCTAAGTTTCGCAATATGTGGAAGGCCCTGCA